ACCAGCCGAGACCATCCGCAGATGTCGCCAAAGGTTGCAATTAGATCACCCAGACTTGCGAGGTACGATGTATGAGCTGAGACAAAAACATCAAAAGAAAATAAAAGAAGAATTGGGATATGATGTGTGATTGATTATCTTTGTTGCGTTAACTGGTATGTAGAAGATACCGAAAGTTAAAAAACATTTATCCCTTTTGAGTTGTGAGTGCTTCTACCACCACAATTTGAGAGGGATTTTTTTATGGCTAAAGACAAAAAATCATTTATCCTGTATTGTGATCAACAAGGGATATTCAACAAACTTCCTGACGACATTGCTGGGAAATTAATCAAACACATCTTCGCTTATGTGAACGATGAAAATCCACCGTGTGATGACTTATTGTTGTCAATCGCATTTGAACCCATTAAAACGCAATTAAAAAGGGATTTGGTGAAATATGTTGATTACATTGAGAAACAAAGTGTTAACGGTTCAAAAGGTGGTAGACCAAAGAAAGCCAATGAAAACCAAAAAACCCAAGCCTTTTTTCAAGAACCCAAAAAAGCTGATAATGATAATGTAACTGATAATGTAAATGTAAAAGAAGAATACAAACTGTCGTTTGATTTGTGGTTAAAGTATAAACAAGAGAAAAAGCAGAGATACACAAGAACTGGTATTGAACAACTCGTAAAATCTTGTCAGTCAAAATACACACCAAAAGAATTCACGGAGGTTGTTGAACACTCCATTACTCAAAACTATTCAGGTTTATATGCACCAAAAGATTTTGAGAAAAACAAAACAATTGAAATCATTAACAACAAAAACAAATTTAATTTGAAAGATTATGACGAACGAGCTTGAAGAATACATCATCGGTCAATTGCTTTATTACGAACAGACAAGAGCATTGCTACCAAGAATTAAACCAGTATGGTTTGAAACAAAACTCTATCAAAGAGTGATTGACTTTATGATGGACAGATATATACAAAACGAACCCATTGACTATGTGTGTTTGGTTGGGAAGTTTGAAAGAACTGAAATACAACATCTTGTGACAATTGGTCAAGCCGTTTACTCTATGCCCAATTTAAGCCAATATCTTCCAAAATTGGAACACAGATACCTTCAAAAGCATTTCATTCAGCAGATATCATCTATTGATGTCACATTGGATTTGAAAGAGATGCTGACATTTACACAAACTTTGATTGATAACACCAAGTTCACAACTATCAATGATCCTTTGTCTATTCACAAAGTTGTGGCATCGGCAGTTGATACAATAACCGAATCAATCAAAAGGGGCGACAAGATAACCGGGAAGCAAACTGGATGGCAATCACTTGACAGAGTATTGGGTGGATGGAATCACGGTGATTTGGTTGTGATGGCTGCAAGACCTGGACAAGGAAAGACCGCACTTGCTTTGTCATTGATGTATGAGTTTGGGAAATTGGGTGGTAAGGGTTTATTCATTTCGCTTGAGATGTCATCCGAGCAATTGGCGAAGAGATACTTGTCATTGATTTGTGATTTGCCAAACTGGAAGATTCGCAATGCGACATTAAGAGAGAATGAGGTGATTTATATGTGCGATAGTGTGAACAATTCGGTGGTTGAGTTCTTTGTTGATGACGATCCGAATTCATCCATTAATCAAATCAAATCAAAAGCAAAAATACACAAGGCAAAACACGGATTGGAATTGCTGATCATTGATTACATCCAGTTGATCAAAGGAACAAAGCAAAACAGAGAACAAGAGATCGCAGAGATAAGCCGTAACCTCAAATTGTTGGCAAAGGAATTGCAAATCACCGTCATTGTATTGGCTCAGCTTTCAAGGAAGTGTGAGGAGAGAGCGGACAAACGTCCGATGTTATCCGACATTAGAGAGAGCGGAAGCATTGAACAAGATGCGGACGTTGTGATGTTTCCTTTCAGACCTGATTACTACACCAAAGAACGTAATGAATCTGAGGATGCCGAATTGATAATCGCAAAGAACAGGCACGGAGAATGTTTCACAATTGAAACGACATTCATTGGAGCAAGGACAATGTATAAAGAAAGATCATGACAAAGAGATGGACTAAAGCCGAGACCGATGAGCTTGTAAAATTGTACCCCACAACATTGTCAAAAGATTTGGCAATTCATTTCGGGTGCAGTATCAAACGAATTTACAACCGTGCAAAAAGAATCGGATTGAACAAAGACCAGGAATGGTTGATGACCTACTACAAAGAAAACTACAAAGGGTATGAACACACCCAATTCAAAAAAGGAATGAAGTCGTGGAACAAAGGTATGAAGGGTTTGCAAATCGGAGGAAAAGAAACCCAATTTAAAAAAGGGCAACCACCACACAACACCAAACCAATCGGACATCGTTCATATCGTGATGGATACCTGGTTGAAAGAGTGGAGAAGGGATTTCAGTTTGTTCACATCCTTTTGTGGAAACAACATAACGGAGAAGTTCCAAAGGGAATGTTCGTGGTGTTCAAAGACCGAAACAAAAACAATATCACAATTGAGAATTTGGAAGTGATAGATCGTGTTGAGCATATGCGAAGGAATCACGTTCAAAATCTCCCGAAAGAATTACTCGAAGTTGTACAAATCAAAAAATCATTAACAAGAAAAATAAACTCCCATGGCAAGAAACAAAATTAACGACCTACGTGATCACCTATTTGAAACACTCGAACGATTGAAAGACGGTGACATTGACGTTGCAACTGCGAAAGCAATGGCAGATGTCGGACAAGTAATCATCAACTCAGCAAAGATTGAAATTGATTTCATCAAAGCAACTGGATCAACGAAGGATTCAGGATTCATTCGATTAGGCGAAGGCAATGAAAAGTTGTTATGAAGATAATTGATAGACGCAGAGACGAACAACTTGGAACAAAAGCAAAAGGATTGCCAATGTACAAAGAGTTCATACAACTCGTTGAAAAGGACAAGAGGGTACAATCATACTACAATATGAAAGATATGCTCTTAGATGCGTTCAAATGGGATAAAACGCCACAAGGTCACGAGTATTGGCAATCGGTATATGATTCAATCGTTATTGCAGACCATCCCAAATGTCCCCAGTGCAACACCATCGGCAAGGTAAAATTGCTCAAGACAGTCAACAAGCACAAGTGTAACAAATGTAAAATCACATTCTAATGAAAACAATAACTATAACTGAAGAACAATTAAAAACATTAATCGTACAATCCTATAGCGGTGGATGGCACGATGGACAAGACGCAATCATTATGAGAATTGAACACATTGACAAAGGAGGGGATGAACTCGGTGAACAATGGTATTCAACTATGGTTATAAGTGACCTTGAAGAATTAAATCTGTTATGAACCCCTACCAAGAAACCCACAACCTAAAGCAAGAAATTCGCAGATTGCGATTGCAGATTACAGAAATAACCGTCAAGCACGACAAAGAGTTGAAACGATTGAAACAAGAAATCATCAACCCCAAGTGCGATTTGAATAGCATTGATGCTGACTGGACAGATGCAATGAGAGTTTGTTGTCAAGCCTACGATGTCACACCTGATCTTGTGATTTCATCCTTGAGGAAACAATCTGTGGTGTATGCCCGTCATATGTTTTCCTTCCTTTGCCGTAAACATTTGAAGATGACATTCTCATCAATTGGCTATATATTGGGGAGAGACCATTCAAGCGTGATGAATGCCATCAATGTCTTTGACAATTTAATTACACACGACAAAACCACACGACAGACATATGAAACATCCGTTCAGTTATTGGGTGATTACTTGCACCAAAGGACTCTCGTCATCAATACACATTTTGTATGAGGAAGATCAGGTGATAAGATGTCAAAAAAAATACGAAAAAGATGGTTATATTTGCATTATTGAAAAGAAAAATTGAATAAAGCCGACATCATATTGGAACTATCCAAAGCCGATTGGCTGAGGAAAGCAACCAAGAACATTGCAAAAAACAATGAGTTGGCAAGGGAGTTGTATCAATTTTACTTTTTGACTATACTTGAGAAACCTGATGAACAAATCGAGAAAATATACAGAGACGGATACATCCAGTTTTGGTCAATCCGTCTTTTATACCTTTGTATCAACGGCAACCGGCATCCCTTTGGCGAATCAAGAATATATGATCAACACGATGTGTACGAGCTTGACTTCGCTGAAGACATTGACTTACTGGATGAGAGGGAACAAGCCGAAGGAATTGAACTTGAAAGAATCAACAAAATAAACCAAGTAACAGAATCAGCATATTTCTATGAACGAGAACTTTTTAAACTATGGTGTTCAGGAATGTCTGCAAGGGCAATCCATAGAAAGACAGATATCTCCGTTCGGGAAGTGTTGAGAGTAATTAAACTAATGAAAGAAAGATGCACACAGAAATAATTGGGATTGCTTGTTTGACAATCATTATCGTAAACTTTGGCAAACCAGCCGATCTATTAAAACGCTATCTGTATGGTAGTGATTATTCCAAATGGAAGAGAATGAAACCGCTTGACTGTGCTTTCTGCTTGTCTTGGTGGTTGGGTTTGTCCTTTTTCCTATACACATACGGGTGGGTGGGGATACTTTATGCATCCATTGCAACTGTGATTGTCGCACTATTAGAAACCAAACTATGACACCACAAGAGAAAGCGAAAGAACTCGTTGACAAATTCACCGTGGTTGGATTGCAACAAAGAAACGAAGGAATCCAATGTGCATTGATTGCGGTTGATGAGATAGTAAAAGAAATTCAATGTAACGAATTTGATTTTCAATTACATGTTCCAATGTCGGTGTATAAATATTGGAAAAATGTAAAACAAGAAATAGAAAAACTATGAGCAACATTGAATTTATACTATCACTCCAACCCCTTTACGACAACTGGAAGAAAACACAAGTATTCGCACCATCACCGGAACAAGGGGCAATCCTGAACAATGTCCACCGTGAAATCTTCGGAAGGAACTTGCCTAATTGCAGTACTTGTGTAACGGAAGCATTGCACTCACTTTTGATATGGGCAAACCAACAACAAGAAGCCATCACCAAAGCACAACTTGCCGATGATGAGCAGAAACCAAAGAGGAGAAGAAAGAATGAGCAATAAACAACAAACGGCAGTAGACATTTTATGTGGAAAGTTAGCAATGAAGTTAGGCATACCACAAGCAATTACTTTTTACATAGACCATCAAGAGGAAATAAAAGAAGCCAAAGAAATGGAGAAGCAAAGAATTGAAACTGCATACAACAAAGGAACAGTTCATGGAATTGATTATCCTGAAAGTACATTACCAATAACTGGTGAACAATACTACGAACAAACCTACGGAGGAGGTGAGCAATGACAAATAATAAACAACAGACGGCAGTGGAGTGGCAACATATTGAGTTGTCAAAATTCATTAATGGAAAATCAGAGTTTACAGACGCACATGATATTTTAATTAAAGCCAAAGAAATAGATAAGCAAAGAATTGCCAAAGCGTTTACAGATGGCAAAGGACAAAATTTTAGTTTTTATAACAAAACTGGCGAAGAATACTACAACGAAACCTACGGAGGAGGTGAGCAATGAAACTATACACAGAAGAACATCTGAAATTGTTTTATCAACTTGGCAAATTTGATGGTATTGCAAGAAGGGAAAATGATGTAGAAGAAGAAATTAAAAATCATTTGCCTATCGAACTACCAACTGATGAGGAGATAGAACAAGAATCAAACAATGAATACCAAGAACAAAAGCAATCTTATGAGAACAGTGTAGAAATGTTTCCTATTGATTTTGCTAATTATTTAAAAGTAGGATTTATTGATGGTGCAAATTGGATGCGTAATAAAATACAAGGAGGTAAGCAATGAAAGCAATCATTGAATTCAACCTTGACGAAGAACGAGCAGAGTTTGACTTTGCCGTCAATGGCTCAAAATACCATTCAGTCATTTGGGACTTAGACAACCACCTAAGAGGATTAACAAAATATCCACCTGATAATCAAAGCGAAGACACCTACAACGCATTACAAGAAACAAGAGACAAACTGAGAGAATTGCTGAATGAGTACAATCTTGAGTTATGAAGAAACACACGGTAACGATATTTTGACTATATTTGTATTATGAATCACGACAAAAATAATCAAATTAAAGTTCATGTATTGTTTGACATCCTTGGCTATGAAGGATTGTATTCAGTTAGTAGGGATGCAAAGGTGTATTCTTGGAAATCAAAAAAATATTTAAAACCACAGTTACAAAATAGCGGGTATATGACTGTTGGTCTATATCTAAACAAAAAATGCAAAGTTGTACCGGTTCATAGGATAGTCGCACAAACTTTTTTACCAAATCCATACAACCTAAAAACAGTCAATCATAAGGATTTTAATAAAACAAATAACGATGTTTCAAATCTCGAATGGATGACGCATCAAGAAAATTCCTTGCATTCAACAAATCGTGGTATTATTAGTGGAGAAAACAATGGGAATTCAAAACTAACAAAGGAACAAGTAATTGAAATAAGAGGAAAATACAAATTTAGGAAATACACATACTGCGATTTGGCAAAAGAGTACGGCATATTGAAAACATATGTTGGAAGAATCATCAATAGAAAAGTTTGGAATCACATATGAAGCCCTATGTCAAAATATATATGAATCACTTTGGATACGATATCAGCGAATTCATTCCTTGCGAACTACCAAATTGCGGTAGGCGTTGCGTGGATGTTCACCATGTGATTCCAAGAAGTCAAGGAGGTAAAGATACTATTGATAACTTGATGGGTTTGTGTAGAGAATGCCATCACGAAGTTCACTTTGGCACAAAATTAAAGAGGGAGTATTTACAAGAAGTTCATAATAATAATCTGTGATAATTCTGTGATAAAATGGCAAATAACCCAAAAGCAATAGAGAACTTGAAACCCTTTCAAAAAGGCGAGGATGAAAGACGGCATATGCAAGGAAGACCGCAAAAATTAATCACTCAATTGAAAGAGATTGGATACACCAAAAGTCAGGTTGAGGATAGTGTGAACGCTATGCTTACTTTGTCACGGAAAGAACTGGAGAAGATAGACAGAGGGGATGAGTACACAATCTTTGAACGCATCATTGCCGGTGCGTTATTGAAATCGCACGACAAGAACTCCCTGTTCAACTTGGAGATGTTGCTAACACGATCACAAGGCAAACCAAAAGAAACGATTGACCAAACGATAGAAAGTAAGAATTTCACAATAACTTTGAATTTAGATGAGAGCAAGTTGGAGAGGTGATGACAAACTACCACCACAAGACGAAGACATCCAAGTGGTTTACACTACGGATGCGAGAATAACTTTGGCAAGGTACTTTGATGACCTTTGGGTTGACGAGTACACCAATGCAATTATAGATGTGGCATATTGGATGCCTATCCCAGTAACCCCGAACGAATGACATCACAAGACAAGGCACAAGAAATCAAAGAATCGTTCAACAACTCGTTGACGGTTAAGGATTGCTCATTGGTTGCAGTTGACCAAATCATTGAGGCGTTGTCTCATAACTCGTGGCAGAATCGCAATGAGTTGATGTTCTATTTGGAGGTCAAACAAATACTGCAAGAACTATGAGGGTAATCCAATCCGGACATCTTGGTGATTTAATCTATTCACTCACCGCAACCAAGCGAGTTGCAGAGTTGCACGGTGCAGTAGATTTCCACATCGGATTCCGTGAGCAGAATACTGTTTCCGGTCATCCAAGCGGAGGATACTGTATGAACTTAAACTCATACGAATATATCAAACCATTACTTGAGCATCAATCGTACATTAGAAAGGTTGAGATGCACTCACACATTGATATGGGGTATGACTTTGATAAGTTCAGGCATCACGGATTGAATCTCGCTGCTGGTGATTTGAGACGGAATCACTTTCTTGTCTATCCCGAATTGATAACAGACCTTCACGAACCTTGCATTGAAGCCAGTGAGCGGATCCCATACTTTGCCGACAAGATTCTCTTGAACTTCTCTGCTCGTTATCGCAACCACGACATCAACTATTTCCCATTGAAGGAACACAAGTGCGTCTTCTTTGGTTACGAATCCGAGTACATCGCATTCACCGAGAGATGGCAGTTGGATTGTGAACTATTAAAATGTCAGGATGCTTTGATGTTGGCAACCATTGTCGGCAGTTGCAAGGCGTTCATTGGGAATCAGTCAAGCACATACGCCATCGCAGAGCAAATGAAGGTAAAACGATTGCTTGAGGTATGCGTTCACTCACCAAATGTTATTCCCGTCAACAATGGCTTTGACTATCTCACCAATCAAGGCTTTAATTACTTACTCAATATCCTATGAAACTTTTAATACTAACAGACGGAATCAATGGTGTGGTTTATCATCGCATCTACGCACCACATTTGAGAATGCAGATAAACGGAGAAGCGGTGGTT